AAGTGGGTGATAAACACCACACGCACCGGGCCACGGTTCGGTTCTTTCTTCTACTTTCATTCCAAGGAGTTCAAGACCATCTACGTAAGTTTGTATCCAGTCTTTTCTAGAATTTACATCATCTTCAAAGTCACCTAGCAGATCACCGGAGAGCATTTGTAGTTCGTCATCATCCAGTTCTTCTGCTAGGTTTACCCCGAAATCATCATCTTCTTCGCCAGGTTCTATTTCAATCTCTAGCCCACCAGCCTTAATATTTACGCTTTCAGGATCTTCAATTTCAATTTCAAGATCTGGTTCTAAGTTTTCTGGGGCGGATAAACCTCCCATCTCTTGCGCATTAGTTAGCCCCATTGGTGCTGGGCTAAATGATTTATCTATAGAATTCGTGGCCATTTTTATATATCCTTAGTAATATCCTGGTGAGTATCTTCTAAACGTACGTTCTTCACCTTCTTCATCCAACGCTGAACGCAAATATCCCCCTTTTCTAAAGCGCATAAGCGCCAGGGATACCGAGTCCACATAGTCATCATGCTCCCCTGCGGGAAATGACGCAACCTCGTCAATCACTTCTTCTGCCCAACTTGTAGGCGGTGCCCATACTCTACCAGACGCAAATAAGTCTGACACAGCATTAAGTCTACTTATTTTATCGTTTCCCTTAACCGGCGTGAACTCTTGTACAGGAATCCCCATCGCCCTCATTTCATATATAAGTGGCGCACCAGAGGCTTTTTTCTCGATAATGATGGAATCTGGATCAAATTCTTCGACTTGCTCCAAAGCTTTTCGTTTCAAAGTCGGAAACTCCATCCTATCTCGGAACGCATTCAACAATATAATGTTTGCCTCGTTTTTTCCGGTGTTTTCGTCTTCCATAAAGAACACACCCCACGTTGTACACGCAGAATAGTCCGATCTATTAGTCTTTTCAAACGCCGTATCCCAAGATTGTAATACAAAATCACAGAACGGAGGGTCTGGTTGATCCCATTCTTGCCACCATTCCCGTTTTACGATAGCTGAAGTCTCAGATGTAGGGTTTTGTTGGTACTGAGCCATCCATTTTGAGTTTGGAAGCTCCTCTTTTAACGCCGAAAGCTCTGACATTGACCAAAATTCGGGCCAAAGTGGGTTACCAGACGGCAAAATAGCTGGAAATTCGATAACTTCCCACTCTTCACCCCCTCTTAACCCCGCTGCTTTAATAACTTGACCCGTCAAATCCCGTTTTGACCACCTTGTCATCACGATCACGATGGCTCCGCCCGGTTGTAAACGCTGTCGAGGGCCGGATGTGTACCACTCGTACACTTTATCGTAGATATCTGGATTAGTATCTGCTAGCGCCGCTTCTTGTTCCGAGTGAGGGTCGTCAATAATGAGGAGATCCGCGCCCTTACCTGTAACTGCACCACCCACACCAATAGCAAAATAGTCTCCACCTTTGTTAGTGGCCCACCTACCGGCTGCTTTGCTGTCCGCCTGTAAGCCAACTTGTGGAAATAGTTTTGTGTAGATCTCTTGATCAACAAGGTTTCTCACCTTTCTACCAAAGCCAACAGCCAACTCAGCTGTATGGGATGTTTGAATAACTTTTTTATGCGGATACTTACCTAGGAACCACGCGGGCAGCAGGTAAGAAGCAAACTCTGACTTAGTATGTCGGGGCGGCATATTAATAATCAGGCGTTTACTCTTACCCTCTGCTACTCGCTCAAAAGCAGCAGCCATCTTCTCATGATGTCTACCACTTATGAATGTGGGCCATACCTGTTTAACAAATGCTAAAAACCTCGACTGCGCCAGTTTGCGCGTCTTTAGCTCTTCGAGCTTCTCAAGCTCAGCCAATAACTTTTCTTGCTCCGGTAATGAGAGCATAGGCAAAATAGACGGAATGTCCTTTATAGAGACGTTCTCAATCGCTTGTTTTGCTGTCGTCATTTACCGGTTCTCGTAGCTCCGCCACACCCAACTCTTCATCCAAGTTAGTATTCATTGGCGTAATATCTATCACATCCGCGTTTAGTAACCGCTTGACTCGCTCTTTAATGGCAGACTCAAGATCCTCAGGGTTTTTGTAATTGATCGTAATTTCACTGCGGTCAGTGAAGAGTCCTATATCACTATGCTTACCTAATAACTCCAACGCCTTTAGTTCATACTTTGCGTCACCACAGTTTGCTATTTCCATCAACTTATTTGTTATAGCCGCTCTAGCTTGCGCTGCATCAAGTGCTAACTGCGCTCCGTACTCTCTTAAAAATGCTGCGGCGGCAAAGGCTGTATTCTGGGTTTGTAGTGCACCAGTCTTTCTGTGCTTTACTACTTCTTCTAATAAGCGTTTTTCTCTATCCGCCGTCTCTTCATCCACCTCAAGCATTGCACCAAGTTCGTGTTGAAGTTCTGCGGTGTTACCTGCAACAGCTAGTTCCTCTAGCAAGCTATTTGGCTTATCATCTGCTGTATCGAATGGTATCTTGTGTTTAGATGTTGGTTCGATAAAAACAGTTTGTGGTTTTGGCATGTACGTCGCGGTTTGTGGCTACGTTAATATATGGTTGGGGCCTTTATATAATAAAATGAAATAAAAATCAAATATAATCAAGGTAAGACAAAAAGGACTACTTATGCGACCTAAGAGAACACCTAAAGCGCAACCCAAACCGAGGGTAGAAAAAGAGAAGGAAAAGGACGTTGTAACTTGGGGATGTGCCTATATAGAGTGGGAAGATGCAGTGGCTGACTCAGGCTGGGAAGAGACTAAAAAGCCCGAAATACATAAGTGTCAGACTCTAGGTTTTATTGTAGCTGAAGATAAAGATGCGATCTGTGTGGCAGCTGCCGTATCCAAAAAGGAATCTAATGCCAAGATCAATATCCCCAAAGGGTGGATTCAGAAGATCAAGCGATTCAAGGTTGAGGGGTTAGGTTAACCCCCCGTTGTATTACTTAGTAGCAATGTACATTGTTACTTCAAAGCCAAATCTCATTTCGGTGTATTCAGGTTTTGTCCACATGGCAGTTCCTTTGTTTTTGGTTAGTAAGTCTCATAACTGTACCTAACCTTTACCCGCCACTCATCATAATTATCATGAAATAGCATCTCGGCTCTAACGGCTTCTGCTTCACGTAATCTCCACTCACTCCAGTCTTTAGCCCCACCACCAGACTTATTATATTGGCAGCTGTGGTACAGCTCGTGCACTAGAACTCCAGCCCTCATCATATCGGGTCTTACATATACTACGTTATCCAGAAAGAAAGTCGCGTTCGATGGAAGCACCCATGCGGTAGGTATGCAGTTAAGAGTTAGCAGAAATGCAAGAACGGTGTCCACATTTATATGTACTCATCAGATCCTTGTTTTACGCAGTCTGAATAAATCCCTTCCGTTAGCTTTAACAAGTCAGACTCAATTCTCATCCGTTCTACCACTTCTAGCTTAAACTGCTCGGCCCAAGCCAGTGACATACCTAACTCACTAGGGGTTTTTGCATCTGGAAAAACAAATTTTATTTGGTCAAGTGCTACCCCATCATTCACTGCATTTGCCACATCCCTACCTAGTAATGCCTTTGTTTTGCATTCTTCTTTTAGTTGATCATCCGCATACAAAGGAAATGCAAACAGCGCCAACCATATATAAACCAGTTTTTTCATAAAAACTCCTAAAGTTCGTAATGTAAAAAATACACCCTACTAATTTATAAAGCAACTCAGGGGAACCTTAAGGGGGGGTTTCTGTGTGGTGCGACCTAGACGTAGCCTGGCAAAAATGAAGGGGGTGGGGGGTCAGTTGTCAAGGGATGCAAATGAAGTATTTGCGGTATATCTAATGTGCAGATTACTAAGTAAGGGGGGATGCAAGTAACATAATCTGGATTTGGGGGGTACCCCCCTACACCCCCCCATTTCAACGTAAATAATAACTATTATATCCGTTTAGAATCAAAGACTTACAAGGCTAATTGACAAACGTATTACGTAAGAGTAGAATTCAATTACCGGATCAATTCCGATTCGGTCTAACACAAATGAAAGGTAATAACTATGTCTACTAACGACAAGGCGGTAAAGGAAGTTGCAATACCAGTAGTTAATTTTGCTATATTCGGTGAAGGTTATGCGGAATCCATTAAGGATTATGTTGCTCAAGAAACTCAGGGCAATGCCGTATTGGCCAAGACCCGTCGTGCTGGTGCTTTGTTACTCAATGAAATGCACAAGTATTGCGAGCAAGTCGTTGAATTTGAAGGTATTGACGGCAAGGTTGAGAAGCGTATCAACGGATGGTGGAACTTCCAATTGACTGATACCGGCCCAAATGCCGATAAGGTTAACCAAGTATCCCGATTCATTGTAGCTAGCTTAAAAGCTGCAGGCCATTCGAACCCTTCTCAAGCACTCAGAGATCTAAAAAATTACGCCAAAGAAATCGCAAATGGCGGGAAGAAATCTGAGAAAAGAGAATCATTGAAATCTACCAATGATTTCCTCGAAGGCCACTTGGTCGCTTGCTACAAAAAACTGGTTCGAACCACTGGCGAAAACCCCGCCGCATTCGATACCTTCCGCGACCGGCTAGCTAAGTTCCTACGCGATGAACTAAAAGTCGCCGCGAACAAGCTTCGAGTCGAGTAACACCCGCACCACTCGCCCCAGCTTCGGCTGGGGCATTTTTTTGTCCGCTGATGAT